TCTCTAGATTGGGCTGATCCCTGACCAGCCACTGATATTGCCCCAACTGCTCGGTCTGGGTCTTGGTGATAACCGGAACACTGCCCTTGCTGGCGCACATTGCTCATCCCAGTGCCGGATAGAGCGCCTGCGGTGCCCTGACGTACTTGTTGTCATCGATATGATCGAGTTCGTCCTCGTCTGGCATTTGCGCCAGACCTATCGTTCGCAGATGCACCATGGCCTGGGTCATGGCGTCAGCGAGGTCGTCGTGCTGGCCCTTGGGCAGCTCCGCTAGCTCGGTGATCACCTTCTCGGCCCAATCCTTGAAGAGATAATCCCCGTTTCCAGTTCCCTCCGCAGGGGCGTAAACCAGCCCGCACTCAAAGAGATTCTGCACGGAATAAGCCCTGGCCACCTTATCCCCTTCGGGATTGACCAACTGGACACCGAAATCAGCGCGATCCTGGGTTTTGGGGTTATACGAGAGCAAATCACCGATGTGACGCGCGCGCCTACGTAGTTCCTGGGCGACGGGGTGCCCTGACGCCTTGTCTTCGATCAAAACCCGATTGACTTTGAACTTCCTGCAGGTTTCTTCGACCTTTTTGATCAAATCATAGAGTTCGAGGCGCTCCGCCCACGCCCACATGAGGATTAGTCTTCGATTTTCCCACTGATCGCGGCAAACCCCCAGAACCACCGCCGCTGAGGGGTCATTTTGCTTCTTCTCAGTCTGCGCAGTGTCCAAACTCAGCACAGTGTAGCTCATGATCGGCAATTTCGGCCACGGGACACCAAATCGCGGGCATTCCTCCGCTGTGTAAGGCCGCCAGTGTTCCCGCTTGATGATTCCGCCGCCACGCGGGGCAGGCCTCTGCTGATACTGCCCCGCATACGCAAACGAACCCTTCTCCCTCTCGATATTCGCGACTGCTTCGGGTGAGAATCGTTCTGGCCACGCTAGATCTCCGTCCTCCGTGCGCGGATCGACCCACCCAATCGTGTTGTAGGGCTCGCGACCCGTCTCGAACTCCATCGGCACCATCAAATGACAGTACGGCCAGCCTTGTTCCAGGATGAATCCCGAAATATCAAGCTGATGCACGCGCTGCATTATGATAATTATCGCGCTGTCATCGAGGTTATTGAGTCGGTCGGTGATCGTCTCACGAAACCAGCGCACGGTATCCGTCCTGACGATGTCCGATTCGCTTTTGTGAACATCGTGCGGGTCATCGATGACCACCCTATCGCCGCGTTCACCAGTTCCGATGCCTTTGACCGACGATGCGAACTTGGATCCGGTTTTGTCGTTTGTGATTTTGATCTCACCTTCCTTTTCGAGGTTAAATTTGTCACCCCAAAGCTCCCTGTACTTGTCGTGCATCACCAATTTGCGAAACTTGGTGTTGTCACGCTCGGTCAGACCACTCGAATAGGAGAAGGAGACGTATCTCAGGTGCGCCATGCCCATCGGCCCCCACTCCCAGGCAGGCCAGAACACGTTCACCATCAGCGATTTCATGGATCCGGGCGGGACATTGATCAATAATCGGGTGATCTTGCCGAACGTCACCGCTTCCAGGTGCTCGCAGATCGCGTAGAGCACCCAACCCTCGACCAATTTGGTCTCCGGCTCCAAGATATTCCAGAACTTGCGCACGAAGTCGATGAGCCCGCCGGGTCGCGCCTGCTTTTTGCGCTCCCGGCGCAGCTCCAACTCCTCCTGCATCGCCCTGAGCACATCAGGTGCAAGCTCGGGCGTCAGATCAGGCGCTAGTGCTGTTTCGGTTTTCTCTGTCACATCGGCACGCTGACCAGCAGTGGGTTTCTTCCTCGAGATGGCACGCTCTTCTTGCGTGGGTTACTTCGGTTCGATGGCGCGCTCACACACCATGGTTTGCTCCAAGACGCTGGCACGCTCAGATCCTTCGGAGTGCTAACGGACGATGGCACGCTCTCTTTCGGTGGATTACTTGCTCGCGATGGCACGCTTCTGGCCTTTGGGTTGCTTTGGATCGATGGCACGCTGAACACATCAGGGTTTCTTCATGACGATGGCACGCTCACGATGAACGGATTTCTGACTACGAATGGCGCGCTCATGGATGATGGGTTGCTTAGCTGCAGAAGCACGCTTTCGGCCACTGGGTTACTGTTGACTAATGGCACGCTGTGTCACAATGGGCTTCTCTGTGGCACTGGCACGCTCGTTCCACTTGGTTTGCTTATTGGCAAAGGCACGCTCATCGCCTTTGGGTGACTCTCGGACGATGGCACGCTAACTGAGGATGGTTTGCTTAGGGAGAGTGGCACGCTGGGGGTCCATGGGTTGCTCCACGACTTTGGCACGCTTCGCCATGGTGGGTTGCTAAACAAGCGTTGGCACGCTAGTGCGAGGTGGGTTGCTTATCGGGCAAGGCACGCTGGTCACCTCCGGGCTACTTGTGATTTTTGGCACGCTGTTGCCAGATGGGGTTCTCCCTAGCGGCGGCTCGCTGGTGCGAGATGGTCTGCTCAGTATCGATGGCACGCTTACCTGCTCTGGTTTCCTTGATCGGCAATGGCACGCTTTGGCCCACTGGTTTTCTACCTTGCAACGGCACGCTCATTTCAGCCGGTTTTCTGCCTTTAGATGGCACGCTTAGAAATCCTGGGGTCCTATCAGTTAACGGCACGCTTGATCCTCATGGATTACTATGGGCGCACGACACGCTCATCGCTTTTCGGGTTGCTGAGCTACGATGGCCCGCTTTCCTCTCTGGGGTTGCTGTGGTGCGATGGCACGCTGAGTTGCACTGGTGGTCTCGTCTACTACGGCACGCTTGTTGGCAACGGATTGCTAGGCCAAGATGGCGCGCTCCTCATCGGTGGATTACTCAATAGCGCTGGCACGCTTTTACTCATCGGGTTTCTGTTCCAGAATGGCACGCTGTACGGTTCTGGGTTCCTCAGTTTACACGGCACGCTTTTCCTTGGTGGTGTTCTAACTCTGCATGGCACGCTTCCCGGTTTGGATTCCTATGAGGTTTGGCGCGCTAACGTGAGCTGGAGTTCTTGAGAACAATGGCACGCTATCGACAAGCGGTTTTCTGGGCTGGTGTGGCACGCTAATCTCGTCTGGAATGCTCCCGTTCTACGGCACGCTCATTTAGCCTGGGTTACTGGAGGGGTTTGGCACGCTTTCTCCCGCATGGATTGCTTACAGCTCGCGGCACGCTCTCTTGGCCTGGATTACTTGGGGGAGTTGGCACGCTGCTGGAGGCTGGGTTGCTTTGCTCATCTGGCGCGCTTTCTCCGCATGGGTTGCTATAGGCATCTGACACGCTGGTTCCCACTGGTTTTCTACTTTGCAATGGCGCGCTCGTACTTCATGGATTGCTGTTGCCGCACTGGCACGCTTCATTGATATGGCTTCCTGGTTAGCTGTGGCGCGCTGGATCAATTTGGGTTTCTCTCATCGTATGGCGCGCTGCTCCGTGATGGGTTTCTGATCACACTTGGCACGCTTAGCAACCCTGGTTTTCTGATCACACTTGGCACGCTCTACCACTCCGGGCTTCTTGTGTGCTTGGGCGCGCTAAATGCGTGCGGGTTTCTGGGGCCGCGTGGCACGCTCTACGACCTTGGGCTCCTTCGATTCTTGGGCACGCTCTTCCATTGTGGGTTGCTACGCTTGCGAGGCACGCTACATGGTGATGGGTTGCTTAACGTGTGAGGCACGCTCGCTCAGATTGGGTTACTTGAAGCCGCTGGCACGCTTCAGCATTACGGGCTGCTTTGTGGCAAGGGCTCGCTAGGACCTTCGGGTTTGCTTGAGCCGTGCGGCGGTTGGCCGAGCTTGGCCTCGCGATAAGGGGCGGTAACGCTCAGGCCCTCCATCTCGCGCCACTTCACCCACAGCTCCTGCAGGAACTGCTTGACCATATAGCGGGTACTCGCGGTGTGGATCCGTCCCGGCGTCCAGTACGGCTTGAGGTCCACGTCGCCCTTCTTGTGGAGCCTTTTCCACTGCGCGACCGTGATCTTGAGTCTGGCCGGATCGCTCTCCATGCGATGCCGGTAGTCGTCGTAGCACTTGCGCCACTGCGGCGACTTGGCGCGCAGGAAGCTTGGCCCGAGCACACCCATCAGCTTGGTCTTCAGGAACGGGTTGTAGGTGACCCCCATCCGGGTCTTCATCTCACCGTTCTTGGCACGATAGGTGCGCTCCACGAGGTGCTCCTCGCGGCGTGAACGACCACTGCCCTTGTCCACGTCCAGACCGGCATACTTGTTGAAGCTGGAGGCGTGCCGCGCCTTGCGCGGATCCAGATACGCCACCAGCACCCCACCCATCGCCTGCCGAATGCCGGGAACGTGACGGAGATAATCCCGGTAGATCGGGACCTCCATGAGAGTGCTCTCCAGATCCCTGAACTGCTTGGCTTCCTGCTTCTCCAGCGCCAGATAAGATTCTACGAGGGCGTACTCGGCCGCCGTGGAGATGATCGGCGACCCGGTCAGATCCAGCTTCTTCAGAAGAACTCTTCCTTTCTTGGATGTGATCCCATCCGTAAGACGACGATATTCAGCCTTAATCAGCAGGATCACGCGCTTCTTGCGTTTGTCCTCTTTCTTCTTGGCAGCTAGCTCCTCGGGCGAGAGGTCGTCCTGGATGATCTCCTCGTCCTCGGGTTCCTCCTCGGGCACGTCCTCCGGCATCTGATCGCCCACCCGAAGCTGCACGTCCTTGAAGTCGTCAGGCTTGTCGAGGTCCACAGCCTTGAGCCTTGCGCGGAAGTTGGCGCAAAGTCTCAGGCCAGATTGCATGCGTAGCTGCTGCAGGTCATAGGCTCCGCGCACCATGGCGCGCAGCACGTGAATGATGTCGGATTCAAATACCGTCACTGTGTTCACGTCAGACTCCTTCTCTCTGGCTCTCCGGTTAAGTTCGTGGACTGCCGTCAGCTTGACGAGTGATCGTGACGTTCACCCACATCGCCACCTCGCGCAGCTTGCGAAGAATGAAGGTCTTGTCGGGACCATCCGGCAGCGCCTGATCGAGCGCCGTCGCGTAGTGCTGCGCCCGCATCCGCAGATCGGCCATCTGATCCATCTGTTCGCTAGTCGGCTTCAGATATTCGAAGGTGTCGGGATGCAGAGCCATCACGCATTCTCACGCTTGAGCTTCTCCAAGAGAAGCATCCTGGCCCACGACGACAATTGCAGACCCTTCTTGTCGGCGTCCTGCTCGAACTTCTCGCGCTCATCATCGGTCAGGCGCACCACCATGATGGAGGTACGCAAGCTTGGTTTGATCCTTCGGGCTTTCTTGCTGATTTGACTCATCTTGGCTCCCTCGCGGGGCATCCTGGCTTTTTACTTCCTTGCCAAGCTACCAGATTTGTAATACGAATGCAACACACTGGAGCCGATGCCACACCATGACCATCGAGGCGCAGAACCAGCATCGGATCAAGGAGCTGGAGACCGAGCTGAGCAAGACCCGTGAGAGCGCCGCCATGATCGTCCACGCCCTGAACTGCGCCATGCAGTTGATCGAGGTGCTGATCGCCTACACCCCGGACAACACCCCGCTGCATCCCGGCGTCGGCACCGCCAAGGGGGCGCTGGACGAGGCAATGCGGGCGATCTATGGCCGCGCACGGGAGCCCATCGATGACTGAAGAACCCGACCTCGTTGAGCGGCTGCGCGATGGATGCGGCATTCCTCGCATCACAGAGATGATGGACGAAGCCGCCGATGAGATCGAGCGATTGAAGCGCAACCAGATCACCGCCTCGCACACCGCGATTGCCCAGGCCGCCGCCATGCATGCGCAAGAGGCCGATGCGCAAGCCCGCCGCGCCAGTGAACTCGAACACAAGTGTGAGCAGTTCACCGCTGCCATTCTGCGGGCGATGACGCTCATAGATGAGTTGGTGCGGGAGAACGGCAGGCTGTGCGCCGCCAGCGATGCCCCACCGCCCATCACGCTGTTCGCCGCCAAGACCAGCTTCGATGCCGCCATGAAGGCGCTCCTCGGAGACGAGAAGTGAAGAGTCTGACAACCAACGGAGAAACCTAGATGGATACACTGCAATTCCCCGACATTGTTCGCGCCGCCAAGACCCACGACCTCAGTCAGTGGGCGCTGGCCGACGCCCTGCTCCGAAAGGCCAACGAATCCCAACTCCCCGATGTGGTCGAGGAGCTGAAGGAGAACGGCATCGAGCACACCGTCAGGTATCTGAACCTGCTGCGGCAGGCGGCCGAGGTCTTCGGTCCCAACCGCC